GGGATACATCGATATGGTAGAGATCACAGAATACGAAGGGCGCATGCTTGGCTTACCCATTGAGCGAGACAAGATGTGGAAACCCATACCATTGCGTGATGTCGAATACGCTGAGTCGCAAAGGCGCGAGACAATGCGTAATGCTCGTGAGGCCCGGGGTGTTTGAATACCTTGTATGTAATATCTGTGGTCTCCGTAGTGAAAAGGGGATTCGGATAAATGATCTCATCTACCATTATGTACTCGACCATCCAGAAATCGCACACAAATACAGACTTACAGGAGGAGATAACTATGGAAAGCACAAGAGGCTGTAGCTTATGTGATAGTCACGAGGGGTACATTTCATATAATCCCCAATTCGTGCGAAAACTACCAGTTCGTCAGCGTGGGCCTTGGATATGCGAGGAATGCTATAGCGTATGGCGACAAACCATGAAGGATACACAGGCTTGGGGGGAATCCAAAGATTATTCAAGGAGGACTAGGCGATGACTATCAGGGAACGATTACCCCACCAATGGCGAATCCCCCAGTGGCTCGTCAATGACTTGAACCGTTCATATATAACATACGATCGAGCGCACAGGGTGTACTGGGAAGATGTAGAGGCATATCCAGAAATCATTGTGACCCGTGAGGATTTAACAAAGATGAACGGCGCAGGGCATGATGCAGTTACGCTAAGAAAATGGCTACGCAAAAACCGTTGGCAGGGTTGTCTCAGGATGTACCCGTTCCAACATTTTAAGAATCCATTGTTCGGCTACAACGTTCCCGGCGTACCTGTATCTCGGTGGTCATTAGATGAGTTTGAAGGACTCGGCAAATATCGCCGATGCAATCACCCTCTATGGAAAGATAGCTTTTGCCATTTCCATTATCCGAAAGCCGTGATTGATGGCAAGGTATCAATCCCATCAGTATGGCAAAGAATTAAGGAACAGCTTATAGGGAGAAGGAGGACTAGATGAACTGGAGGAACACAGATCCCATAACCTCACGAGAAGCAGGGGTGGCCATAACGTCATCGGGTAAGAGTCATAGTCTTCAACAACAATGTTTGGAATATATCCGTAAGCATCCTGACGAGACGGCTGGCGAGATCGGTGATGGTACTGGACTTGGTCACGATAAGGTCTGGCGAAGACTCTCAGAACTGAAAAATAACGGTTATATCGTTATGGGAGAACCCAAGATTTGGAACGGCCGACGACAAGGAACGTGGAGACTTGCATATCGGGAACCAGAACAGTCGGCGATGGATCTTGGGAGCGTATACACGCCAGCGGATAAACGGCATTAGGCTATTACAAGGCGCGTCTTTACCAATGCGGTTTAGGTGATGTGGTATAATCCTCCGAAATACGGAACGGGGGTTATAGTGACGTTAGCAAAATCTATCCCAAACCGAATCGTTCGATATGAGCCTGCCTATAGGGCAGGCGATCTTATGCCCAACCCTAAAAACTGGCGACGACATCCGATGGCACAGCAGAACGCACTCACGGGTGTGTTAAAGGAAGTGGGTTACGCTGGGGCTGTTTTAGCGTATGAAACTCACGACGGCTTGGTATTGGTGGATGGACACCTTCGTGCGTCATTAGATCCCGATGCATTGATTCCAGTTTTGGTGACAGATCTTACAGAAGCCGAAGCAGATAAGGTGCTGTTGACCCTTGATCCTCTTTCGGCAATGGCAAACTCTGATCTTGATGTATTGGGTGACTTATTAGATTCAACTCGCTTTGACGATTCTGCCATCAATGCCATGCTGGAAGCACTTGCAAACAATGAGCGTCTCCCACTTCCTGACCCAATGGACGAATGGAATAACATGCCAGAATACGAGCAGGACGACGCTACAGCATGGAAACAGCTCGTTATTAACTTTGAGAATATTGACGATCTAACGAACTTTGCTAACTTGGTAGAACAGCCAGTGACAGAGAAAACAAAGAGCATCTGGTATCCCAAATCGGAGCGATTTTCAGTAACAGATAAACAAGTGGGGAGCAATGAATCCTAACTATCCTGTGTATATCATTTCAAAGGGTCGCTGGGAAGATCGTTTACGTTTGACGGATAAATACCTCGGCACAATGAATGTGCCACACTACATCGTGGTTGAAGAACAGGAGTACGAAGCGTATCGGACGCACGTTTCTGATCTAGCAACCGTACTCATTCTAGACCCAAAGTATCAGGACGAATACGATACTTGCGACGATCTCGGTAACACGAAAAGTAAAGGCCCGGGGCCAGCACGGAATTTCGTTTGGGATCATTCTATCGCTCAAGGTGCGAAATGGCACTGGGTAATGGACGACAACATTAGAGGATTCTATCGTCTCAATCATAATCGTCGCATCCCTGTAGGTGATGGAACAATGTTCTACGCAATGGAAGAATTCGTAGAGCGATATGAAAATATCGGAATGGCTGGGCCTCACTACGTATCGTTCTCCCCTGCGCGCACTAAACTTCCTCCGTTTATCATCAATCGCCGAATCTACTCATGTAACCTCATTCGTAACGACATGCCCTACCGCTGGCGAGGACGATATAACGAAGATACTGATCTGTCTTTACGCATGCTGAAAGATCACTACTGTACGGTGTTGTTCTATGCGTTCCTACAGAATAAGGTGAACACGCAATCGTTGCGTGGTGGGAATACACAGGAGTTCTACAATGCGGAAGGCACGATGCCAAAATCCAAGATGCAAGTAGATCTCCATCCTGATATCTCAAGGCTTGTTTGGAGGTATGAACGCTGGCATCACGATGTGGATTATTCGGGATTTCGTCAACGCTTACGACGGAAGCCAGATGTAGAGATTCCTAAAGGAACAAACGAATATGGTATGGTGTATCAGAAGAAGATCAATGATGAATGGATTACTCAACCGACTGATAAGGTGGTGAATCCATGACGACAGAGACGACAACAAAGGCACGATCAATCGGTAGGCCCACAAAACTTACTCCAGAAACGCAGAAATCTATATGTGATGCTATCCGCGCAGGTAATTATCAGGACGTTGCCGCACAATATGCTGGAATAACGGCCGCAACATTCTATAACTGGATGGTTAGAGGTGAATCTGGCAAGAAGCCTTATTTAGAGTTTTTTGATGCAGTAAAAAAGGCTCAGGCAGATGCGGAGGTTCGCAATGTTGCCATTATCGGGAACGCGGCTCAAAAGACTTGGCAAGCGGCGGCGTGGCTCCTAGAGCGTCGCAATCCTGACCGATGGGCGAATAAAGAAAAACGCGAATTGGTCGGAGCCAACAATGGGCCTGTGGAAATTAGAGTGATCTATGAGGACGAAGAATAATGGTTACATCCGTGCCGACAGTTCGGCGACGTAGACCACACGAAATGCAACAACGGTTCATATCATCAACTGCTAAACGGAAAGTAATACGGGCAGGACGACGAGGTGGTAAGACCACAGGGGTGGCAATACTTGCCGTAGAACAATTCATCGCAGGCGCGAGGGTGCTTTATGGTGCGCCAACCCAAGATCAGGTGTCGTCCTTTTGGTGGGAAGTAAAAAAGGCTCTTACCGAACCAGTAGAGGCTGGGATTTTCTACAAAAATGAATCACTGAAGGTCATCGAACTGTCTGGAACCAAACAACGTATCAGGGCTAAGACTTGCTGGAATGCCGATACCTTACGTGGTGATAATGCCGACCTCATCATTTTGGACGAATGGCAGTTAATGGATGAGGATGCTTGGGGCATGGTCGCCGCACCAATGCTTTTAGATAATAACGGGGATGCGGTCTTTATTTATACGCCAGCCTCTCTGCATAGTCGTTCTGCTTCTAAGGCTAGAGATCCCCAACACGCTTCCAAATTATTCAAGGCGGCCGAAGCAGATCAATCAGGCCGCATGGAGGCTTTCCATTTCACCAGCGGTGAAAATCCATACATCAGTAGCGAAGCATTAGATGAACTGATACAAGACATGACTGCGCTAGCGTATCGCCAAGAAATCCTTGCCGAAGATGTAGACGAGGCACCCGGGGCATTATGGAAGCGACAAGATATTGATAATGCTAGGGTAACTGAGGCCCCAGATCTTGAACGGCTGTTCATCGGTGTAGACCCCCCGGGTGGCTCTACAGAATGTGGTATCGTCGCCGTGGGAAAGGCCGCCGATGGTGATCTCTACGTCATCGCAGATCGGAGCATACAAGCGTCTCCCGATCAATGGGGAGAAGCTGTCGTATTCCTTTATGATGATCTCAAGGCTGATAGGATACTTGGTGAGCGGAATTATGGTGGCGATATGGTAGAACACGTTATCCGTACAGCCGCAAGTAATAACAACATTGGTATTTCATTTGGTCTGGTTAATGCGACCAGAGGGAAGGCTGTTCGGGCAGAACCTGTGTCTGCTAAATATGAGCAAGGTCACGTTCATCATGTCGGCAACTTCCCACAACTGGAGGATGAAATGTGTATGTGGGTGCCCGGGGAATCTACGCGCAGTCCAAACCGTATTGATGCAATGGTATGGGCCGCAACGCAGTTGATGACCAAGGGCGAACCGCGAGTGGCGGTGGTTCTAGGATGAAATATGTTCCAGAGATATTGGAAGGATTTGGTGTACTAGCCATTGTGGCTGGAGCATATATAATCACTCCTGTCTTAGCCTTAATGGTCGCTGGTACGCTCCTGATCGTGGGGGCCGCTATCCTAGAGTTGAAGAACGGAAGGAGATCTCAGCAATGACTATCCTGACCGAAGCATTGAGCGCATTTACTCAGAAGCTAATATCGGATCGCCCACCTCAATCGTCAGGTGGGTTCAATTATTTTGCTAGTAGTACAGCCCAAGGCCCATCAGGTATGTTGCCACAGATGCAATCAATGGGATCTGTAGGCTGGCTCTTTTCCGTTATTGAAAAGATTACCAACCAAGTAGCTTCCGTAGAATGGGATCTGTTTCGTCGTGCACCAAATGGAGATAGGGTCAAGATAGATCGGCATCCAGCGTTAGATCTTTGGAATAGCCCAAACCCCTTTTATACCAACGATCACTTTATTGAGGCTGGGCAACAGCATCAGGAACTTGTCGGTGAGACGTATTGGTGTGTCCTTCGAAATCTCGGAGGGAGACCCACAGAATTGTGGCCCGTCCGCCCAGACAGGATACGACCTATCCCCAGTGCCGATGAGTTCATAGCAGGGTACGAGTATCGTCTAGGGAGCGTCGTGATACCGCTAGATGTGGATAGCGTCATACCGATGCTGAAACCATCCCCAATGGATCCGTACCGTGGCATGGGCGTGGTGCAATCCATCCTCTCTGATCTAGATGCAGAGAAATTGGCGGCAAGATGGACACGAAACTTTTTCTTCAACGATGCTACTCCCGGGGGAATAATCGAACTTCAAGAAGATCTAGGAGACGAACAATGGGAACGCTTTATACGACGATGGGACGAACAACACAGGGGAGTAAGTAATTCCCATCGGGTAGCAATCTTGGAGAAGGCTATCTGGAAGGATAGGAAGTTCACTCTTCGGGATATGCAGTTTGAGCAAATGCGACATCTTAGTCGGGACATCATTCTCGGTGCTTTTGGTGTTACAGGTTGGGTCGTCGGCATGATGGAAAACGCTAATCGTGCCAGCGCAGAGGCCGCGATGTTCCACATGGCACAATTGGTGACGATACCACGCCTTCGGAAAATAAAGGCCGCTCTGAACACCCGTCTACTTCCGATGTATGGTGCTACTGATTTAGAGTTCGACTTTATAGATCCGACACCAGAAAATCGGGAACTGAATCTGGAAGAAGCAGATCGTGGGTATAAGGCTGGAATCCTGACACGTAACGAATCCAGAGCAAGAATCGGTGAAGGCAATGTTCCCGATGGTGATGACTTTATTCAACAGCCAGAATCCGTGCCTGCGCCGATATTAGAAAGCCCATCCTCCACGATCTACATCCGTGGGGCAAATGATCCAGAACAAATCCGTCCTGATGCAGTAGATGACGAAGAAATCCCAATGAGGTCTTCATGGCAGAGACGCTTTGAGATCGAATTGAGTCTACTAGAAAAGTATCTTGCGGATCACTATCCTGACACCAAAGCTGTGAATCCGATGATGGACGATTTCGATTGGGATTGGTACGCCCGATACGGCGCAGAGGTAGAGCGCGAACTAGAGGCCGCATTTATTCAGGCCGCTAAAGCCTTCACTCCAGCGGTATCACCCGGGGTCATGCAAGTATTGGCTTCTGAATACGCTCTACGCGAGGGAGCATCCCTTTTACGGGTAGATGGCCCAATGAATCTGGCAAAGGTGACGAGAGATAGGGTTAATGTGATTGTCTCAGAATCCATCCAGAGCGGTGAATCATTGGGATCATTATCCAAATCACTCCGTAATGATTTTGCCTTCAGTCGCCAGCGAGCCGATTTGATTGCGAGAACAGAGACGACCCGTGCATTGGGTGATGGTCACCGAAGCCTTGCGAAGAATCAGGGGAATACCGAAAAGCGATGGATGACCCAGATGGATGGATTGGTTAGATCGACCCACAGTGCGAATTTTTTACAGGGGTGGATTCCGATAGACGATGTATTTACTGGCCTTAACGGTGACGGGACATTCTCAATGACGATCAATGAGCCGAACTGTAGATGTAACGTCATCTATCGTACTGGACTAGAAGAACCAACCGAAGAGCGATCTTACGATGCTGAGATCCGATGCCCAGATTGCAACAAAATGATAGGCAAGAAAAATCATTTTTCAACTCGAACCATAATGTTGAAATGCCCCCGTTGCAAAAATGAGTTTGAAGCATGATGTTTGAAGACCTGTTAATCCAGATGCCCTGTGGGGCGCAGGTAAAAGTGCTGGAGATGGCTTGACACATTGAAAAATGTCAGTCGTGTATTGATTTGCAATCTGATGGGCAAGATCAACATGAGGATCAAACCATACTATAATCTGTGTTCGTACATGGCGTTGAAACCCTTGAAGTGATAGTACATATCGACTAGACGTTATAAACGCCTGCTATGGTAGATACCAATTGGTCAGTTGACATCTAATAAATAGAGGATGTATCGTACTATCCAGCGGCTCGGTCAGAGTACCTAGAGTACCAGTACCATAAAGTCCGTGCGGCTCTTGAAGCCCGATTTTCATGTTCACCGGGGCATGAGGATGGGCTTGTTTTTTTGCCGCACAATCGTGGAGGAGCTTATGTATCGACAGAAGTTCACCAATCAAGTCAAGGTGATAGACGCTACCGCTGGAAGGATTCACGCGGTGGTATCCACTGAGACGAAAGATCGGGACGGAGATATTATCCGTCAATCTGGATGGCAGTTAGAGCGATTTAATGCCCACCCCGTCCTCTTGAGTTCACACAACTATGGTTCTCTCCGTTCACAAATTGGCGAATGGGAGAGCATGAAGATCGTGAAGAATCAACTGGAGGGAGTCGCTCGATACTATGTAGGCGAGGGCAATGACGAAGCTGATTGGGGCTATAATCTGGCCTCAAAAGGTATGGCGGCTTTTAGCGTCGGGTTTATTCCTGATATGAGTGCCGCAAAGGAACTCAAGGGTCAGTCGTTATTTCCAAATTATGAGTTCCTAAAGCAAGAACTACTGGAAGTATCCCACGTCACTATCCCCAGTAATTCGGATGCTCTTCAAGCGATGAAGTCCTTAAAACTCGCACCAGAGGTACAGGAAACCATTGATGCGGCTCTATCGGAACTCACACCAACTGCGCCACAACATGAGGATCTGTTAAAGGAACTCATGCCTGCGATCATGAAATACATTGATGAGGAAGCATTCCCCGATCAATTTATGAAGATCTTGGGAGAGATGTATCGTAGTTGGCTCATCAACGGATTCCGAGATCCTGACGAGGATGAGGACGAAGATGAAGATTTATCCGACGAGGATAACGAATATGGCGAGGACGATAAGAAAGCTCTCGCTGATGCAATTCGCAGAGGTACAAAAAACGGCTTAAAGGAGGCTATCAATGGCACCGAAATATCCTAAGTTCGCAGTACCCCAGAACAGTGAGGAGTTAGCCGAGTTATTACTGAATGATGATGCTCGTGAAAAGCTCCTGAGTGATCCAGAGGGGTTTGGTGAGATCATCGGTAAATATACCAGCAATTTCGCCAAGAACGATCCTGATTTCCAACAGCAGATTGAAGAAGCCAAAGACAAGGGCGTTACTGGATGGCTCGAAAGCCTCGGCATGGAAAAATCCGACGTTGAAGGTCTAAAGAGCGCACGACTTCCCATGTTTGATGGTTCCGATGATCGCGGAACTCAATCAATCTATCGCGACCTCAACCTTACACGGGAAGAGCGACGACAGGTTGCGGCTACTGGTGAAGGCCCGGGGGTTGATATTTCTGGACAGTGGAAGAATATCGGGGAGTTCGTCCAAGCGATGAGTCCTCACGTTACCCATAAAGCGATGGATGCCAGATTAAAGGTATTAAACGAAGGTCAGGGCGATCAAGGTGGATTTCTCGTACCTGATGAGTTCCGAGCCGAACTGTTGCGCCTCAGTTTAGAGGACGCAGTAGTACGACCACGGGCGCGTGTAGTACCCATGTCGGGCCTTACCCTACGGTATCCTTCTATCCGAGATACCTCCCACGCTTCGAACGTGTTTGGTGGGGTAACTGGATACTGGACACCAGAGTCAGGAACCATCACTCAGAGTGAACCGACATTCTCCAGCGTAGTCCTCACAGCGAAGAAACTTGTTGCTGGCACCCGTGTCGCCAACGAATTGATCCGTGATAGCGCAATGTCCGTAGAGGGGCTATTGAATGACCTTCTTCCATCGGCATTGAGTTACTTTGAGGATGATGCGTTCATCAATGGTAGCGGTGCTGGACAGCCCGTCGGTATCTTGAATGCCGATGCTCTCGTGAGCGTTGCCAAAGAAACTGGTCAAGCGGCAACGACGCTTCTCACAGAGAACATCATTAAGATGTACTCACGGATGCTCCCACGGAGTATCCCACGTTCCGTATGGGTTATGCACCCAGATGTACAGCCACAACTCTTTTCAATGAGTCTGTCGGTCGGTACTGGCGGCGCACCGATGTTCTTCCCTGCTGGTGGGATGACGGGATCTCCGACTCCAAACCTTCTCGGTCGGCCTGTGATTCTATCGGAGAAGTGCCAAACATTAGGAACCGCTGGAGATATTTACTTAGTTGATCTGTCCTATTACTTGGTCGGCGACAGACAGGCTATGGAAATGGCCTCCAGTTCCCATGTTCGATTTAATACGGACGAAACTGACATTCGTATTATTCAAAGGGTCGATGGACGGCCTTGGATTGATTCAGCATTGACACCACGAAACGGAAGCAACACACTATCTCCGTTCGTGGCATTGGCAAGCAGATCGTAGTTCCAAGTGGCGATAGGGCATAATTCTACAAGTGCCCTAGACGCGAGCGAATGGAGGAATGGTATGAGCATGAGACTTAGCGAACACGCATCAACGGACTTTTTAGAGCAAGCCGACATCGGCGGCACGAATGCCCAGAACGCAGGCGGTTATTTGTCCATGACAAACTATGCCCGGGTATATGCCCGAGTTGAGTTGGGGACATGGAACGCTGGCGATGATCTGGACGAGTGTCGACTACAACAGGCATCAGACTCATCGGGAACGGGCGTAAAAGACCTTACCTCCGATGAGTCGGGTGGGAACTATGATACAGATAGTCCCATTGATGCTGACGGGGATTTTGTTATTATTGAAGCAAGGGGCGAGGATTTTGACATTGATAATAGCTTCGAGCATACTCGCCTCTATGTCGCAGAGGGTGGTAACTCTGGCACGGACAACGTATTTGGAATCGTGGCCCGTTACGGATATGCTTACCCCCAGAAGGAACTCCAAGGAGCCGCAAGTGCTGGTAGCAAGGTTTATGTGAGCACTGGCACATAGGAGCCTATGGCAATATCGGTCATGTATGGCAATAAACGGGAAGTGCCCCCGGGTCTCCCAGAAGGGGAATGGTGGCACCTCGTAGAAGCGTGGGGTAGACTCCCATTGCACAACTACGAGGTGCCATACTACCCATCAATGGAGTACCTTTCGCCCAAGGATCTTAATAAAATACGGGCGAAAATACGGGTCTGGCATTTCGTGACAGGGGAGTATCCTTCGGATCTTTCCTGTTGGTGGGAAATACGGCAAGGCCGTAAGCATAATGAAATCCCACCGACGGACGAGGTCGCCGACTACTCCTTTGATAAAGATGGTGTGCTACACTGTGGCAAATGTAATGCTCGATGGAGCGGTTTTGAAGAACCCAGATGTGGGTTATGCGGAGTCGGTTGGATATTGGCAGAGGAAATCTAATAAGCGAGGTTTTATATGAGTGTCTCAGGATTGCGCGAGACGGATACAAACATTGCGGTAGAAGACAATCGAGTTGTTCATTGTCCGAATTGCTCCAAGATGTACCGCCTTGCAGACGATCAGGGTAAAGCCGAGACGTTACCAGAATCCTGTAAGCGTTGTGGGTGCCCTATGAATCTGAGGAGTGCAGAGGAATGGATGAACAATCTGGCAGTTGCCGAACACGATCCAGCACTGGCAAACCTCGGCAATCGGTCTCGCGAATTAGTGGCTCCGACCCAAGTCCAGACCGAAACCCCGACGACGGCACCAGCAAAGGTGCGCCCCTAAAAAGTAAGAACCGAATGGTGCGAATCGCACCGATAACTAAATAATAATGTCGTCCGAAAGGACGCTCTGAAGGGAGCGGCATGGCAACACTACATTCACGGTATGTTCGTGGTGCTTTGGCATTCTACGAAGGACATAGGATGCGTCTTGTAAGCGCGATGGGCAAAGACGTATACCACTACGAACTGACGACTCCAACGCTCAATGCAACAACGGTTGACCCGAGTGGATGGACAACCACGGTAGTAGAGGC